ATGTTGTTCTTGTTAAAAACTGTCATTTCTTTTTACTCTTCAATTCACTCAGGTGACTGTAGTTGTTTGTAAAATCGGATTTCTTTAATCCGATATTGGGTAAATTATCCCAGTATTGAATATAATCATTAAACACTGGTCTTATATGTGCGTTTCGTGGGTCTTCCGTTGAAACATATCTATTGACTCTACCATCGTATTCAAGGATACAATTATCTCCTGAATGGTCTACTTGGTCTCTAAGTGTAAACGTACCATTTGGTAGAGTTCTTAACATTGTTCCATCATTAAAGAAATGTACAAATATATGATAACTAAAATCACCTACAAGTGTATCTCTCCAATGTGGAACATTTGGGCCTTGATATAATAATATATCTCCTGGCTCCAAACTTACAGAGATTGCATTCTTTCTTGACCTTGGTGGGATTCCTTGAGTCTTTCTGAGTATATCATCAGAATCAGGATTGTCGATATAGTTTTCATCATTCTGTAACCATATTTTCCAAGGTGTATTGTCATCTGTTTGATAATCCAAACAAAGTGTTGCACTTATCTCACATGATGGTCTATCAGTGTGAGCAGTTAAGAATGCACCTCTCTCATACTTTCTAGTGTATGAGTATGTTTCTCTCAACTCCATATCAATGCATGTGTTGATGAGTTTTTCTTTAATATATCTATGCAAAGCAACACCCCAAGGAGTGCAATAACCTGCCTTAGATTTACCAATGGAAGACTCAGGTGAACTATGTGTAATGTCGTTCACTTCTCTGTAGAGAATTGCACTCTCCCAATTGGGATTCTCTTCAACTGTTCTCCAATTGTCGAGTGTCATATTTAGAACATCTTTAGGTATGAAATCCTTAAGAACAACATATCCGTCCTTCATGAGTTTCCAAGTTTCAGGTGTTGTCTTTCCTGAAACCTTTTTACCACTATCTAGTGGAGTGTGTATGTATTGAACTGTTCGCTTCTCAAATGGTATAGTCATAATCTATCTAAATCGCACATGCCTCACAATCTTCTTCATCTTCATATCCACTCATGACATTGGCTGCATCATCGACTGCACTTGGTAAGTCTTCGACTACATCCTCTGTTTTACCATCCATAGTGTTTTGATAGTAAGATGTCTTCCATCCATATTTGTATGTGTTCAACAAGTCTTTTGCCATGATAGAAATAGGAACCTCTCCGTTCTCATAGTTCTCAGGATTGTAAGACCAGTTACCACTGATAGCCTGGTCAAAAAACTTCTGCATAACTGCGACCACATTAATATATCCAGTGTTATCTTCCATGTCCCATAAAAGGGTGTATGCAGATTTCAGGTGTGAATACTGAGGCACAATTTGCTTGAGTGTCCCCTTCTTACTTTTCTTTACACTTAGATAATCCCTAGGTGGTTCAATACCATTTGTTGCGTTACAGACAACACTAGAACTCTCAGAAGGCATTTGTGCAGTAAGTGTTGAATGCCTCAACCCATACTCCTTGATGTCCTTTCTAAGACTCTCCCAGTCCATATACAACTCATTAGGAGTTATCTCATCGACCTCTTTCTTATAGGTGTCGATAGGTAATATTCCATCTGCATACTTTGTTCTTTCAAACCATTGACATGCACCTTTTTCTTTTGCAACCGTGTTAGATGCTTTTAACAGATGATACTGGAACTTTTCCGTAAGTTCATGTACCAGTGACCATGCACCTTCTTCACTATATTTGAGTTTGTTCTTTGCAAGATAATGTGCAAGACCAATGTAACCAATACCTAATGAACGTCTTGCAAGTGTAGAAATCTTTGCAGCCTCAACTGGATACTGTTGATAGTCAATCAGTTCTTCCAGTCCTCTAACTGCGAGGTCACAAAGATTTTCTAACTCATCCTCTTTTGCAAGACCCACATTGACTGCACTTAAAATGCATAGTGCAATCTCACCTTCCCCATCAATGTGTTCAATAGGGTCAGTAGGTAGTGTAATCTCTTGACATAGGTTACTCATGTTAACCTTGTCTTTGAAACTACTATGCGAGTTACTATGGTCTATATTCATGATATAGATTCTGCCAGTCTCCGCTCTTTCTTTTAATAAATCTGTAATCAGTTCTCTTGCATTAATCTTTCTCTTAGGAATAGATGTTGCACGTTCATACTTTTCATAGAGTTCATCAAACTCAGGTGTACCAAATGCATCATATAAGCCAGGTACGTCATGTGGTGAGAATAAAGTTATGTCTTCATTTCCCAAGAAACGTTCATAGAACAACTTGGATAATTGTATCGAGTAGTCCAACTTCCTAACTCTGTTGTCCTCAGTACCTTTGTTATTTTTAAGGACGATGATGTCTTCGATTTCTTGGTGCCAGATTGGGAAGTGTACAGTTGCCGAACCCCCTCGAACCCCATTTTGGGTGCAACATCTGACCGTACTTTCGAACTTTTTGAGAAAAGGGATAACTCCAGTATGTTGGACTTCGCCTCCTCTAATCCTTGCACCCAATCCTCTGATTCTTCCTGCATTGATTCCGATTCCAGCACGTTGTGCCACGTAACGTCCAATGGCCATGTCTGAACTGAAGATTGACCCCAAAGTGTCATCGGAGTCAACGAGAACACATGAGGCAAACTGTCTGAGTGGAGTTCTAACTCCTGACATGATTGGTGTTGGTATGTTAATTTTGAAAGTTGATATTGCATCGTAGTATTTTTTGACATATTCTAATCTCTTTTCACCATAGTTTCTAAAAAGTGTCATCGCAATCAACATGTACATAAACTGAGGTGTTTCAAATACAGTTGATGTTGACCTGTCTTGAACCAAATACTTATCCACGACCTGTTGAAGTCCTGCATATGTATAGTCCATATCTCGACCATGTTTCATATACTTGTCGAGTGTTTCAAATTCTTCGTCTGAGTAGTGGTTTAGAATGTCTTCATCATATACATTCTTTTCAATGTTTCTCTCTACTAATTCTTTTAGTGGTGGATAGATTTCACTGTCTTTCCACTTGGTGTTGAATACCTGTTTCTGAATTGCAAATAAAAGTAGTCTTGCAGCCACAAACTGATAGTTTGGTGACTCTAATGATATCAAATCACTTGCACTTTTGACAAGTATCTTTTGTATCTCTTTGGTGGTAATACCATCATAAAACTGTAGTCCACTGTTCATTTCTACAAGTGACTCAGAAACACCTGTAATTCCACGACAAGCCTTTTCGACCATCTTGTGGATTTTATCTAAATCTATTGAAACTTTTGAACCGTCTGACTTGACTACTTTGATATCTGAATTCATACTTTCTTGTACTCCGTTAGTTTTAATTTTGCTGAAAGACCTATGAATGTACAAGAGTTTATAATCTTAACGACCTCACTAGGATTCAACCCACCCATAACCATATCATTTATATCCTTCGTGTCACCTATGCGTTTGTCATCCCAAATGCACACGTTCCATCCGTCATCAATGACACCATCAATTTTCTTGATGATTTCTTCGTTTCTAGGTTCGTTGTCGTATATGAGTATCGCTTTCTCTTTTAAACTATTATCTATCTTCTTAAAATCACTACCACCGACTGCAATACTGTTGGGTAGGAATAAACTGTCTATCGGCCCTTCAGTTACATAAACAGTTTTTGATTTGTCCACGTTATTAATGTTAAAGATGAGTGGAACATCATCCATGAATCGCATGGTTAGATATCTAAGTGGTGAATCATTTATTGCACGTCCACTTATCCCTGCGAGTTCACCATCCTCAGTGTAGAATGGTATAACAATTCTTGGGTCTTGACCCAACACTCTATTCTTATATTTGTCAGATAAAACTGCAAGAGTTTGTGCCTGTTCTACATAGAACAACTCTTTAATCTTTACTTCAGGAATACCTCTGTCCAAAAGATAGTCCCTTGCGACCATTTTATCCCATGCACTGTGACAAACAGTTTTGAGTGTTTCTTTAGATTTATATAGTGAATCTTTACGGTCAACTTGTTGTGGTTTGAACTTAAATGCGGCTGAACTAGGCATTTTTTGTTGACGTTTATTTCCACGTCCACTCTCCTTCAACCACTCCTTGATGTAGTCTTTGTGAACTGTAGGAAAGTTCTCTTTGATGAAGTTTACACTAGATGTAGACTTACCACAATTGTGACATTTATAGATGAAGGACTGTTCCACTGCAAAGTGGAATCCACGTGCCTTGTATTGATTTTTTTGGGAATCACCACAATATGGACATCGGTGATTTAGGGTGTTCTCGTTCTTCCAAGTCGCTCTATCCAATGAGGACATGACGAGGGACAAGTATTTTCTCTCTAACCATAGCATACCTATTATTATACTATGGTTTTGAGAGAAATACTAGTGGTTTTTTAAGCGGCGTCTATCTCTGCCTGTAGGTCTGCTTTCTGAGTTGTCCAAGCGGCATGTGATGCATCAAATGATGCTTTAGCTGCAGTGTGACCATCGGTTCCTTCTGCATGACCACCATCATCAAATGTTGGTTCAGCTGCATTTAATCTTGTCATTCTATCTGCAAGACTAATACCTTCTGCGATTGTTTCTTCTGACATTTTTGTCTCCTGTTATAAGTATACTTCTTTATTTATGAAAATGCAACCCTGTTTATACAATGATTGACACTGTTCCTGCAATGATTACTGCACATACAATTGCACCTACAAAGATTGCAACACCATCCAGTACATTCTTCCTGAATTCTGCCTTTGCACGAGCTCTAATAAGTCTCTGTTCTCGTATCTTTCTTCTCTCTATCATCATGTCTTCATAGAAATCAGACTGACCAGTGTAGATTAGATACTCTCTAAGTTCCTTCTCCATTTGTGCAATTTTGTATTTTGCAGATGTAACTTGAAGTGCCTGTGCTTCGACACTTTTACCTGAAAACATCTTTCCAAACATGGATGGATTTTGTGCGTATTGATTTGCCTCTGCTATATTTTCTTTTGCATCAAACCATCGACCAAAGAACTCCGCCACGTCTTGGGCCTCTCGACCCATTTCCATACCTTTTTTGATTGCATTATAAGCAGAGGATGCCATACTCATCGCAACTGCGACTTCGACCATGGTTAAGTTCCTCTTCTGATACTTTATTTAGTTTTTGAGAGGTCTTTAACTCTGTCTTTTGGAACTTGTAGAACGTATCGATTCTCTACTACTTTTGGTTTCTCATCTTCGATTTTACGTGCAATGAGTCCTGCAGAAGTAATCAATAGTAACACTGCAAGTGGGTCAAACACAAAGATAAGTGCAAAAATGACCCATCTAATGGCGTTGTCAA